GTGGCGCAACGCTACTGAAAGATGCGGCGATGACCGCAGCAAAGGAAGCGTACCAAGCAATCAAAGACTTCTTCGGCATTTCGTCACCGTCGAAACTGATGCACGACATGATCGGTATCAACGTGTCAAAAGGTATTGCGGGCGGTATCATGGACGGCATACCCGAGGTCGTCGGAGCGTCCGAGCGAGCAGCAAACAGCGCGGCGCAAACGGTAAACAACTTCACATTCAGCGCTTCGTACGCAAACACACAAAGCGAGTCATCGTTGATTAACGACGCACGTGCTTGGATGATGACGCTGGGGGAGGCGTAATGCAAGTCAAGTTCTTTCGAACCGGGTCAAGTACGTACAAATTTAACGTCGCTCAATTTTGCGACTTTGGAGATGTTACAAATTTCCCTGTGTACCTTACGGGTACGGTAAACTTCGGCATGGCCCCGCTGCATCGCATTACACAACGCGGGCCATTCCAAGAAGGTGACAGTGATATTGATTTCCGTCTAGACCCGCGAGTCATGTCATTGCCAATTGTCGTTCCTGCTTCGTCAATAGATGAACATTTTTCGATACGCAATAAATTGCTTGATATTTTCAAGCCTGGCAATGACTTGGCAACGATACAAGTAGATTTCAGCAATAACGGAACTGCAGTGACACGCTCCATTGATGTTAAAGTACTCGGCGGTCTTACGATGGACACCGACAGCAAGGACTTTAATATACGCGGTGTCATTCAACTGCGCGCAGACGACCCAACATGGTACCAAGACAGCGGTGATGAGATAGTGCTTACAAGTCCTATTCTCGGTACACCAACGCCATATCCAAAACCGTACGCAGTGCCATACGGCTCCGCAGGTATTGGTGGTATCACCAATATTCTGTATGAAGGTACTTGGATTTGTTATCCAGTGCTGACCGCAGTCGGGCCATTGACTGACTTGACCATCACTGACGCACTTAATCATGTCATTAGTTTCGACACGCCAATACCTGCAGGTACATATGTCATCATTGACCTGAAATACGGTGCAAAGACGGTTGTCGATCAGGACGGCGTTAATCGCTTTGCATGGCTCGACATCAACAGCGATTTGATTAACTGGGCTTTGTATCCTGCGCCATATGTTCTTGGCGGGAATAATACCATCAGCGTATCGGCAACCGGAACAGATGCAACCTCAAGTGTGGCAATGAATTGGATACCGCGTTTTATAGGAGTCTAAGCAATGGCAGAGCAATCTATTGGTTTTGCAACAGGGTCGGGCACATCGTTTGGCGACGGTAACGTTGGAACAGGATACGATACTGCGCGCATGACCGCGATGGAGACAAAGACACTAAGCGACGGCGTGCTACAGGTCGGAAACGACTTTGCAATGAGTGGCATAGGTACGGCAACGCTCACCATCCAAGACGGCGCCGCAATCGTCGGCGGGTATTTCTACGAGAACACTTCATCGTCTGCAATCAACATCTCGACGTTGAATGGAACGTATAACGTCGTCATCTTTGTCAACAGCACGTCGGGGCCGTTGACGGTGTCTCGGAGCGTGGCGGGCACGACCGTTGGAACGAACAGCGTGCGGCTCGCGGTCGCTACGAATGCACAACTCACCGGCCGTGTCTATCTGCAACTTGGCACGGTTACCGTAACAGGCGCAGTGATTGCCGCTGCAGGCATCACGCCATCGTATGCAATGTACGGTACAACGTCGCAGTTACCGTACCAATCCTACGCAACCATGAGCGGCGGAACGGCGACGCTCACCACTGCGAACACCACGTATGACATCACCGGTTACTCTTCGCCAAGCGTTACGGGTGACAACATCTTCAGCGTCAACACAACCACGGGAGAAATCACCGTACGGCGCATTGGCTTATACCTTGTGAGTGCGTACGGTGTATTCTCGACGGGCACGACCGGAAATCGATTGCTTGGCATTCAACTAAATGGCACCTTTGTACAATCCACGCGTATGGCATCTTCAGGCACAGCGACGCACACCATGACGCAAACTTCGTTGATTGCGACGACTGCAGTGAATGACGTCATCAAAATCAGCGCCATTAGTACGCTTGCAGCACAGTCATACGCAAACGGTGTATTCACGATCTCGCGAGCGTAGCCATGGCGATACAGTACGTTATCAAACTGTACGACGATGCAGGGGTGCCGGTTGGCATCGTCACCCCGCTCGACATCGCAGTGGTGCACAAAGTCAACACGCCAAGCGTGGCGACGTTTTCCGTAAACCTCAATGCACCAGTCGTCAAAGATTTAGACTTCGGATACATCATCGAGATAATCCGAAGTGACCCCGATATTGGTATGCAGGCGTATACGGAGTTCGTAGGCTTCATACGGTTTTGGGATCGCATCTACGGTCAAAATCCCATCATGAAAGCAACGGCGGTGGATGCGCAGTGCATCTTGCAGTCGCGCATCGTTGCATGGTATCCCAATCTGTTGGGCGTGTCGTTCTTCAATACCGCATCGTATCCAACCGCATCGTCAATCATGGCGAACCTTTGGAATTACAACATAGGAAGCCTTGCAAACGGCAATCCACCAGTGATAACCGCTGCGCTCACGAGGCGCTACGGCACGAAGTTGCAACGATGGGCTGACGGCCGAATCACCACGGCAACCAACGCCACCAACCTCGGCATCGGTGCGGCTATTGAACTGTCATGCAGTGGCGAGAATGTGCACGAAACCATGGTCAAGGTGGCGGACATCGGCGGGCTAGATTTCACCGTCAACTTTGACCGTGCGACGCTGGGCTATTCGTTGTTCTACGCTGACAACCTCGGTGCTGACCGTCGCAGTTACGTGAAATTCAGCCAAGCCAACAACACCGTCGGCAACCTGAGCCGATCAACTAATCTCATGAACTATGGCACGTTGTTTCATGGTATCGGGAGCAAAGGCAAAGACAAAAACCCGATACGCACGATTTACCCAACGACCGCACCGACCGGCACCGATTTGCGCGAGGTGTATGTAAAGGGCAGTGACCAAACCACGGAGAATCAGTTGCGCAGTCTCTCTTGGTCTCGGTACCGTCGTCAACGCTTCAAAATTCAGTCATACGACATTCAAGTATTACAGTCTGCAGCGTGGCGCTACGGTCGAGACTATTTCCTCGGCGATTTGGTCAGCGTCATTACCACGGGTACAACGACCATCACGCGCAAAATCTTTGCAGTATCGTTGTCGATGAATTCGCAAGGAGTCGAGGAGGTGCGCATTGACTTGGCTGCAAACTGACGAAGCGCAACTGATGCGTGATCGCATGAGCACCGCAGAGCGCAGTGATACTGCGGTGTTCATCTCATTGACCCGCACAGCGACGCTCAGCATCACCACGGCCGGTGTCATAGTGACATGGCAAGCCGTCATAGACAGCGGCGGAGACATGACGGCGTCGGGCTCGTCCATCACGGTGCCCATCGCTGGATACTACAAGATAACCGTCATCGGCTCTTTGAGTACACGCGACACGATTCACGGAGATTTGTTGGTCAATTCGGTGCAAGTGTGCTCGATGGGCTCCGGTGCGTTTAAAGATGCTACATTTAGTCACACTATCTGTCAGTTCTTCAAAGCCGGCGACGTCGTTCAGTACAAAGCAACGACCACGACCGGAACGCACACGCTCCAAGTGGTAACCGAAGACAGCGCAGGCGAGTCGCCTATCTTACACATGGTGCTGCTATGATTTACCGAATCTACGATCCACAGAACATTACGTATGCGTACTTCGATGAGTACGGTGAAGAGTACGAAACCATCCCCGATGGTGTCGACGTTGAAGAACGACCATACACCGAAGCGCAGGCTATGCAGGCACTCCGCACAGAACGCAATCTACGGCTCGTAAATTCTGACTACACGCAATTGCCCGATGTGACACTTTCCGAGGCGCAGGTGGAAGCGTGGCGCGTCTATCGTCAAGAACTGCGAGACATCACCGGAAACATCGTGTGGAATGTGACGCAGTGGCCGTCGAGACCATAGTATAATGACCACATTACCGCGGTGTCCTATTCTTGGCAGAACTGCATCGCGGTGATACAATGAGAACGTCGTACGCGGTGCCTTTCCCGCTGACGGTCATCTGCATCAACGCCGCTCCAATATGGGGCGGCGTTGGTGTATAATCTTAGTATTCCCGGGATTTCCGGGTATTATCCCGTATAACATGCACCGAACCCTCCGCACTTGCCTGCGGAGGGTTCGGTGTTTCTGCTGTCTGCGCAATGCAAGCCGTTAGGTGCACGCTCGTCAAACACTGCGCCGGTCGTCACCGAGCAGAGCGGACAGTCGGACAATGATTACGATATCTAGTGACCGGCTGTTGTTGCTTCTGCATTGTAGCATTCTGAAAACTCGTCGAAAACTCGTCAAAAAATGAATTGACAACATGATTCCGTATGCAGTAATATAGCGATGTGGGATTTTGATACACGAAAGGCATGGCGATGGAAAACACGTTTATCACTTGGCTCTGGGCAATGAAGGCAACGACGTATCGCGTCAAGATCGCGACACGTCAGCGCAACGCAGAAGCGACGTACGACAATGAGCAGACTATGGCATTGGAGCAATCCATACTGCGCATCGTGCAAAAGTCTTGGGTCGGCTCAATCACGCTGACCGCACCGTGTG